CATTACAGTTCCTATAAACGGCAATTATCAAATTTGGGTTAGAGCCAACATCCCTAACGGTATCATAGCTTACCAGGCCACAGTAAGTGTTACCAATACCAATGTGCCGGTGCTGGGCACTCAACGAGCATGGAACTACACCGGTGGCGGCAGTCCAATTTTGATAACAAGTATACCAGGGCAGATTGTGGGCACAGATAGCACAATATCAACTGCTGTTGTAGCAACCTCTACAGCCAATAGATTTGATTTTGTAATTAATAATACCAGTGGATCAAGTCAACCAGTCTCTTGGGGCTATGTCACAATCAGCTAAGAACGTAAATACTACATGACTGCTATTATCTTTACACTACTTGCCACACATTTAACAATTGTATCCGTAACACTTTATCTGCACAGAAGCCAAGCCCACAGAGGTGTTGAGTTTCATCCTGTATTATCTCATTTGATGCGCTTTTGGCTCTGGCTCACAACAGGCATGGTAACACAACAATGGGTAGCAGTACATAGAAAACATCATAGATACACAGAAAAAACAGGAGATCCTCATAGTCCGCATGTGTACGGTTTCTGGCGTGTGCTGTTTACGGGTGCTGGCCTGTACCAGGCTGCCAGCCAGGACACCGAAATGGTCACGCAATATGGTGCTGGTACACCCAGTGATTGGATGGAACAGAACGTCTACACCCGGCACAGTCGTGTGGGTATCTTGCTCATGTTACTAATTGACTTGTTATTGTTTGGTTGGCTGGGTTTTGTAATATGGGGCATCCAAATGATATGGATCCCATTCTGGGCCGCAGGTGTGGTCAATGGTGTTGGTCACTGGTGGGGATACCGCAATGGCGATACCAGTGATCATTCCCGAAACATTGTGCCGATTGGCATATGGATCGGTGGTGAAGAACTACACAACAATCACCACCTGGATCCGGCAAGTTCTAAATTTAGCCGCAAATGGTTTGAATTTGACATAGGGTGGATGTATCTCAAAACATTTGAATTCCTCGGACTGGCAAAAATCAAATCCAAATAACATTGTTTTTTCTGTTGTGTTAGTGTATACTAGTACAAATGCTGACTTCTATTCAAGACACGGTTAACCAACTTCTTCCTGCCCGGCGCAAAACCAGCGCATCTGGCTGGACCAGTTTCAATGCTGTGTGCTGTACGCATTACGGAGAATCCAGAGACACTCGCAATCGTGGTGGTGTAACAAACAACGGCGAAGGCGGCATCAGTTATCATTGTTTCAACTGCGGATTTAAAACTGGCTACACACCTGGGCATGTGTTGGGGTTCAAGTTTAGAAACTTGTTAAAGTGGCTGGGTGCAGACGAAAACACTGTGAGGCGCTTGGTAATTGATGCAGTCAGAGTGCGTGAACTAGTTACTCCCAATTCTGTAAAACCAGCAGAGCCAGCAGAAAAAATAACGTTTAAAGCAAGGCCATTACCAAAGCAGGCACAGTTAATAACCGACCAAGATCTTGACATCAATAAGTATATCAATGATAGACACATTGGTGGTTATGACTTTTACTCCACTGCAGAAACAACTTATAATTTAAACAAGCGAGTGATTGTGCCTTTCACTTGGGAAGGCAGCATTGTTGGTTATACTGCAAGAGCTGTGTATCCTGATGTGAAACCCAAGTATCACAACAGTTATGAGCCTGGGTATGTGTTCAATGTGGATCGCCAACGTCCCGATGCTCGGTTTGTGATTGTGGCAGAAGGCCCATTTGATGCCATGGCCATCGATGGTGTTGCTGTATTAAGCAACAACTGTAGTCAACGTCAAGCTGACATAATTGATACCTTGGCCAGAGAAGTTGTTGTTGTGCCAGATGCAGATCGTGCAGGCGCACAACTGATAGACCAAGCTGTAGAATATGGTTGGACTGTGAGTTTTCCCGTATGGTTGGAAACTTGCAAAGACATAAATGAAGCTGTGGTCAAGTATGGAAAATTATTTGTGCTCAAGAGTATTCTTGATGCACGTGAAACAAGCGGTCTTAAAATTACGCTGAGAAAAAGAAAGCTATATAGTTAATGTCAAAAGAATATTCACCGGACCTGCAAAAACTGTTTTTGGAAATCATGTTAACTGACGCACAGAGTTTCGTGCGTGTGCAGAACATTTACAATCCTGAAAACTTTGATCGCAGTCTTAGAGAATGTGCCAAGTTCTTGGCCAAACATTCCGACCAATACAAAACATTGCCCACTGTGGATCAAATTAAAGCAGTGACAGGCACAGAACTGAGAATAGTTCCAGATCTTGGTAGTGGGCACTTGGATTGGTTCATGACCGAGTTTGAAAGTTTTACTCGCAGACAGGAACTGGAACGTGCAATCTTGACAGCGGCAGACTTGCTGGAGAAAGGTGAGTTTGATCCTGTGGAGAAGCTGATCAAGGATGCAGTGCAGATCAGCCTGACCAAGGACATGGGCACAGATTACTTTGCTGATCCTGAAGCTCGTATCAACAAATACTTCAACAGTGGCGGACAAGTGTCAACAGGTTGGCCACAAATGGACAGACTGTTGTACGGTGGATTCAGTCGTGGTGAACTCAACATCTTTGCAGGTGGATCCGGTAGTGGTAAATCGTTAGTTATGATGAACATTGCACTCAACTGGTTGCAACAGGGACTCAGTGGCGTGTATGTTACACTGGAACTTAGTGAGGAACTGACCAGTCTGCGTACCGATGCCATGTTGACCACAATGAGTACCAAGGACATTCGCAAGGACATAGATACCACTGCACTCAAAGTCAAAATGGTAGGTAAACGTGCAGGTGCATATCAAGTTAAAGGATTGCCAGCACAGAGCAACATCAATGACATTAGAGCATACTTAAAAGAGTATCAGATTCAAACCAACAAGGCAGTGGACTTTGTGATGATTGACTACTTGGACTTGCTGATGCCAGTGAGTGCCAAAGTTAGCCCCAGTGACTTGTTTGTGAAAGACAAGTATGTGTCAGAAGAGTTGCGTAACTTGTCCAAAGAGCTGGGTGTACTTATGGTCACAGCATCGCAGTTGAATCGTAGTGCTGTGGAAGAAGTGGAGTTTGATCACAGTCACATTTCGGGTGGTATCTCCAAGATCAATACAGCAGATAATGTGTTTGGTATCTTTACAAGTCGTTCCATGAAAGAAAAAGGCAAGTATCAAATACAATGTATGAAAAGTCGTAGTTCCACAGGTGTTGGACAAAAGATTGATCTAGACTACAACATGGAAAATATGCGTATCACAGATCCAGGCGAATCACAGTCATCGGAGTCTGGATACCGCAGTACTGCTAGCAGTATGCTAGATAAAATTAAAACTACCACTACAGTAAACAAGTCAGCAGATGAATTTGAAGGCAATAGCAAACCCAAATGGGAACGTGCAACAGGTACTCCAGCCTGGGAACAAGCCCCTACAGGCACAGCAGAAGTACAAAGTGTCAAACTCAAGCAGATGCTGAGTTCTTTCAAGACTTCGCAACTCTGAATATTATAACTGTGTATAAATAATACATTACGGAGGCATCTTTTGCAAAAACGCACTAAAAGTCTGTTGGCTGAATTGGATAGCATACCCACCCACAGGGATAGAGAAAACTTTGTGGAGAGTCGTGCTGCCAACGTTATTCAAAGCGCAATCAACTTGATGAGTTTCATCAAGGAAAACTACGACGATGAAACTGCAGGCGAACTCGAGCGCAGGCTACTTAACAGCATCCGTAGCGGAGATTCCTCAAAGTTTGTTAGAGGTATAAGAAAGCTCAAAGATGAAAACTAATGAAATTATCGTAGAAGGTCCTTTGGACTTTGCACGGAAAATAGGTGCAGGCGTTCAAGGTCTAAAGACCGGTGGTGTAAAAGGCGCAATAGCAGGGTACCAAGGTGAAAAAGCCGCACAGGCCTCGGGCAAAGTACAAAAAGAAATTGTTGACAGGATGTTTGCTGATTGGAATGCCGATCTAAGAAACTATCCACAGATGACAGCAGTTGAGTTAAATCAATTGATGGCAAACTGGGCCAAAAACAGATTCCGTGATAAACCAAATTTAGTTTTACCCCCGCCCAGCGTGGCACGTGATAACCCACGTAGCATGTACGACTACTTGGCAGCCAGCACACAAAAATATTTCCAAACAGTTAGTACACAGGCTGCTCCGGTTGCACAACCAGGCACTGCAGGGCTTAGAACAGGTTTTGCTTTTCCTAAAACGGATGCAAATATTCAAATGCCTAATGGTTATTTTTATGAGTACGACCAAGCAAGTAGGCAGTGGCGTGATGAAGATTCAAATGTAATAGCTGACCCAGCTGACGTGACTTCGTTGAACAGAAGATACCTTGACGTTAAGAAAGCGTTCTTGGCTGGACAAGGCAAGGATCCAGATGTGCCGTCTGCGGCAACATTAAATCTACAATCAAACACTCGTGTACAAACACCACAACCACAATCGCAGGCACCAGTAAATACAGCACCTGTGAATCCAGCACCAGTTAACCCGGCACCAGTGGCAACTAATACACCAGTGCCAACAGTTGGACCAACAGGATTTGATAATACACCTCCGCCTGATCCTAATGACCCTAACAGACCCACCAACGTAACAAACATACGTCCGAAGAAAACAACTAACGAATCTAGGAAACAATTAAAAGAAGGTGGCAATGCCATTGCTAGATCAACACCAGTAAAGCAACAAGACGTTGCAGGAGTTGTTGATCTAGCAAAAAAAGCACTGCCAGCAGAACTACTAAAAAACCTACACACTGATATAGGTTCTGCTGGCTATAAAGTACAATCAGGCGATATTGATATCATGATCGAGGCACAAGACTTGATCGATCTAACCAACACACAAGATGCTCCGGATCCTGTTAAAAAGGCCAAACAGATCCTAAAAGCACATTTTGAAAAGCAAGGCATTGAAGCCAACGCCAACGGACGCAACGTCAGCATTGGTGTTGAATATCGTGAACAAGATACAAAAGAACTTAAAATAGCACAAGTAGACGTAATGGTCATCCATGATGTCAACATTGTTGCACCTTGGCATCAACACGGTCCTCGTGGCATGTACAACGACCCAGACTTCAAAGGATCACATCTGTTTATATTGATGAACAGTATTGCTAAACATTTGAATTTAAAGTTTGATGCTTTTGCCGCAAAACTTCTCAATAGAGACACAAACGAAGTTGTAGCTAGAACACGCAAAGAAGTAGCCCGGGTTTTATTTGGTCCTAAAGCCAAAGAAAACGCCCTAGACAGCGTCAGATCTGCCTTAAAAGCACTGGAAAGTGACCCCGACAGGGAAGGTAAATTGGCACAAGCTCGTCAAGATGCTGCCAAGGGTATAATTAACTTGCCTGAAACTGTACAGCCTGGAACTGCCGCTTGGTTTAGACAAATAAGTGATGTAGTTAGATGAAACGATTTGTAGAGTACCTAGCTGAAGCAATTACAGATGGGCCACGTATTCCACACCCAGAAGATAGTATCTTGCAGGGTTCTGAACAGGCCAAGAAGTATGCCAATGCACTGACCGAAATAGTTAGAAACCCACAAGCGGCCACCATTAAATGGGATGGCGGCATTGCGCTTTTTTTCGGGCGCAATCAACAAGGACAGTTCTTTATCACAGACAAGTACATGCCTGCCAAAGGTGTGTATCCTACTAGTCCACAAGGTTGGAGAGATTACGATGTCAATCGTGGTGCCAACCGCACAAACTTATACGAAAAGATTGCGGCACTATGGCCTGGCCTAGAAGCCAGCGTTGGCAATACCACAGGCATATTCAAGGGCGACTTGATGGCCGACGGTGAGGAAATGATACCCAAGAACAACGCCTATATTTTTAAACCTACCACTGTTACCTACACTGTTCCAGCTGATTCATATCTAGGACGCCTGATGACCAACAAGGTTGCACTAATTGTGGTGCACGGATTTGCAGGTCGCCCATGGGATGGCAAAACAGGTCTTGCCAATGTCAGCAATGTGGCAGTGGTACCTCCTAATATTAACATGACTTTTGCATTGCCCAACGGAAATGCGTTACTAAGCCGGGTTGTGGGATTGCAAAGTGTAATTACAAACTATGGTACATTGGCCGACGACTTTGTTGCAGGACTAGACAATGTGGCCAGAGGATATCTAGGCACATATCTTACTCATGTGCGCACAGAACAAACCAAAGACACTATAAATGTGTGGCTTAAAACACAAGCCAACAACAAGCAGTATCAAAATTTAATTGGTGATGGTGCGTCTGGTTACATGGCACAAAACAAAGCAGGGCTTGATTCCTTGTACAAAATATGGCAGTCTATATTTGAAGTCAAGGTAGAAATTGAAGCGGCATTCGAAAGTCAAATACAGGGTTTTAATCAAACAACACCTGCAGGACCTGGTGGCGAAGGCATAGTATTTCACACCAGTTTAGGACCTATTAAACTAGTTAATCCCAACTTTGGTAAGTCACATTTTAATAAACCCCGCTAATTTTTTAAAGTTTGATAAATAATTTTATACGTGAAAGCGTAAACATTTAAAAAGGAAATTATCATGGCAGTATTTGCAAGAGTTAACGGTAAATCAGAGAATTTTGGTGCATTTGGTCGTTCATTACAAGTTTTGAACTGTGCCGCTACCAACATGACACAAACTCAAATTGACACATTAGTTCAATTGTTACAAGCAACTAACACAGTTTCTGGCATCAGCGAATTCACAGCTGGTACTACAGACGTTGTATACGTTGCAGTCGAAGGCCCAACAGTAGCTGACGCTACAATCGGCGCATTCACAGTCACAACATTGTGCACATTCGTAACTAAGTAATTTAAACTTCTTAGTTTGCAAAAGCCCTGGCAACAGGGCTTTTTTACGGCTGTAAAAATTGTCAAATAAATATTGCAATGAATAGAATAGGCATGTGGTTTATTGGTTATACCTTGATAGACATTACCAACACCGGTGTATACAGGAATGATGTGCAACTGCCTTTGACAAGGAATCAACAACGCAATTGGGAAACAGTTTTACAAGTCATTGGGCTCAGGGCACAACCATTGGATGTAGTATCGCCTACAGATCCCAGGATAGTTGCCATGAATAATCACCAGTTTGGATCGTATTACACAGGGTCGCATCGTTGTTGGAAGTTTAAATTTTATGTAGAGCATCGTGATGTATTCGGCGCTGATGCTAATCCTACAGAATTACTAGAAAAAGACATCAATGATGTACCCGTAATCACAGGATTATCTGAAAGTGCGGCATTTCCCGATCCAGTTTTCTACACAAACGGCATACTCAAAAATACCTATTTCAAGGTTTCTTCTTAAAGATGTTAAATAGTATATTGGTTGCAGGAAAACATCATGCCAAGAATTAAAAGGGAAATTATGTCTACAGACATTGAAAAGAAAAATCTTGAAGCGCACGTCGAACTTTGTGCGGAACGTTATGAAGCATTAGGAGACCGCTATATAACTCTACAAACCAGAATCGACGTATTAGGTGCCAAGGTTTCAACCCTGGAAACACATATAGTTTTTATTAGAGAAACGCTGGCAGGCGCATCAAGCAAGCAGAGTAAACAATTGATTACCATTGGTACTGCCATGATGACAGTGTTGATATCTGGTTTCATTTCCCTGCTCATTCATTTCATCAACAAACAATGAAAATTGTAGAATTAATCAACAATATACAAATGCCCGTTACCAACGAAGAGGCAGATGTTTTATCAAAGTTTGACAACGGACAAGTGGTTTTAAAATCCGAACTGGAACTTAGAGAACAGCATCTAGCCTCACAGCTGGTCAACAAAGGTGCATTAATTAGAAAAAATAATAATGGACAAATCGAATTCTCTAGACAAATTAACCGTTGAACAACTGGTTGATCAAGCGGTAGTTTACTTACGCAATTGGTCCAAAGCTGAATTATCAGCCATGATATCTGACACAAAAGACAAAGGAAAAATGCCTTTGATTGCTCGTATCGGAAAGAAAGGCTACGTGGTAGGAAACTATGCAGTGCTACCAGTTGATAATAACTGGTGGCGAGCATGCTATCGTTTCAGTGATTTTGATCATGTGTTTACTAGCAAAATGTCGGCAATTTGTTATGCAGTATGCCAACAAATGGACAAAATAATGTTGGCAGATCGTATACTAACACAAGATGCTGATGTGGGTAGACTCTCTATCAAAGCAGATCAATTTTATTTCCGCTTGGTACAAGCACAAAAGAAAAAAAATTCATTAAAAACTGACTTATTTTTAGTCAGGTACGAAGAAACAACAAATAGGCTAAACGAATCTAAATCTCAATTAGAGAAAAGTTTAAAATCGGCTAAATACTTTAAATTCTAGGAATTACTCACTATGAACCTTTCAGACATTAACCCAGTAGCATCTTCACACAAGATGAACTCCCTTATGAACACACGCTTTGGTTTTACCATTGATTATAGCCGTTTAAGCTATTCAAAGGCCATGCACCTGAGCAATACCATATCGGAAAATATTAACCGTATTAGACACAGCTATGGCGCACACACTGCCGAAAAGAATCCCAAATACATGGAACTCTTGATGGTACGTGAAAGCCTAAACAAATGGATCAGCGAAAACCGTAACCTCATGGAAGGTGAAATGGGTCGTAGCGAAGCTATTCTTGCTGCCAAGGACATGGTTGACAGTATTCAAGACATGGTAGAAAAAGTCAGCAAAATGCAAGCAGAACAATTGCCTGCACTGATTGACACTATCCGTGATCAAATGGGCATTGAGAACGCAGATCAGTTCAAGGGCAACATGGCTCAATTGCTAACTGATATTGCTGGTGCACTAAGCCAAGCAAGAGAAGCCGCAGACATGTCAGCTAGACAACTGGCTGGTGAAGCTGGTGCTGGCATGACAGGTGCAATGCCTCTTCCAGGCGCAGCTCCTGCCGGCGAGCCTAGCGACATGGACATGGACATGGGTGCCGGCGCAGAAGTTGATACATTTGCTGCCAGCGATGCCGCTGCCGGTGGTGCAGAACCAGTTGGTAGAGAAAAACGCTAATGAGAGCAAGCGAATTCCTCGCTGAATCAGACCACGCAAATCGTTCAACCAATAATTTACTTAATGTGTTAGACACTTTGCGTAATCGTTTTGGCGATGTACACGAAGAACCCAAGATCCGTGTTGACAGTTTGGTCAACATGGTTCGTGCCATTCCTGGTTCCGAGATGTTCAACATTGATTCGCTAATGTCTGCTTACGACAAGAACCCAGCTGTGAAAAACTTAATCACAAGTATTCACGATGATGATTCCCAAATCAAGCACATTTACATCAAACCCTCCATTGGTGACTACAACGACAACTTGACCATCAACAATCCGGATACAGGCACTGATTCAACAGCACGATCCAATCCAGCAAGCACAGTAGACGCAATGTCTAAACGAGCATTAAACCGCCGTACGTAACGTTTCCCGGTTGTGTTTTTGATTTGTGTATGTTAAAATACATACTAATCTATAATCAAAATAATGTTAGTTAACAAATACCAATACCAACCAATCAATCGTGAAGTAGTAAACGGAAAGAGACACTATGTGACACCTGCAGGGGACAGAGTTGCCAGTGTTACCACAATCCTGGATGCAACCAAAACAGCCGAAAGTAGAATTGCATTAGCCAACTGGCGCCGGGCAGTGGGTGAAAAGAAGGCACAAGAGATCACAACAGAAGCTGCCAACCGTGGTACCAGGATGCACACCTATCTTGAGAATCACATCAAAGGTGAGGCACTTAAAGAATCTGTATCTAACCCGTATGCCAATCAAAGTCTAATCATGGCCAAGAAAGTTATCACTGATGGCTTTCCTAACATCAACGAAGTATGGGGCAGTGAAGTTCCTTTGTTCTATCCTGAACTGTATGCTGGTACCACAGATTGTGTGGGTGTGCATGATGGTGATGAAAGCATTTTAGACTTCAAGCAAACAAACAAGCCCAAGAAGTTGGAATACATTGACGATTACTTCTTACAGCTCACAGCCTACGCACTGGCACATAATGCAGTACATGGTACCAACATTCGTAAGGGTGTTATTTTAATGTGCGTTAAACCCCCTGAGGTCTCACCTGGCGTTTGGGGCGAGCCCGAGTACCAACAGTTTATATTAGAACCACGAGACTTTGACATGTGGGCTAATCGTTGGTGGGATCGTGTGTCTGAGTACTACAGAAGCAACTAAATACAGTAGCAAAAGGTAAAATTCATGGCTGTTATACAAATTTCTCAGATTCAAGTTCGTCGAGGTTTACTACAAGATCTTGGTCAGCTGGGTGCTGGCGAATTTGGTTGGGCAGTTGACAAGTTGCGTTTATTCATTGGCAACGGAACCACTGCAGAAGGTGCACCTTATATAGGTAACACAGAAGTTCTAACAACCAATTCTGATATCACAGGTTATATTTCTGCTTACAAGTACAAAGGTACTTTAGGTGGCTACCAAGTTGCTACAGGTGTAGTACCTGTTGTTCGCAATCTGCAAGACAAGCTGGATGATGTGATCAATATCAAGGACTTTGGTGCTGCCGGTGATGGCTTCACAGATGATACCGAAGCCATACAACGTGCCATTGACGAAATTTACGGACGGCTGTCTTTGACCACTCCTGTGTACACTAGACGAACAATCAACTTCCACCCTGGCAGTTATTTAATTAGTCAGGATCTAAGAATTCCTCCCTATTGCGTTTTCCGTAACTCTGGCAAAGGCAGTGTCACAATCAGCCAAACAAATGCTTTGGCCAATTGCGTGATTAAAACCACAACCTCGTCAGGGCTAGATGCCTATTCCGGTAACACCATACCGGCCAATGCCACCATTGGACCAATCGAAATGTCCGGCATTGTGTTCCGTAGAATCGATGGTGCCCTTCCAGTGGCCTTGATTGACTCGGCCAAAGACGTATCGTTTACTCGTTGCCGCTTTGAAGGCTTTGTTGATAAACCCACATCTGTAAATTCTGGTCACAGTATTGTTATCTCCTCCAAGGCAGTTAAATCCAAGAACATTAACTTTGTTGAATGTGACTTTTACAAAGGTTCGAGTGCTGTGGTAATTGATAGCACTTTGGGTATCAACAATGTGGTATTCGATCGTTGTACCTTTTCCAATGTTTACCAGGGTATATATGCAACAAGCAATACAACATCTACCATGGGCGTCAGAGTCACAAACTCAGCATTCGATGTTGTTTCCAAACAAGGTATAGTAACAGACGCAAATGCAGATGGTGTTGTTAGTGCATTTAATGTTTACCTGAATGTTGGTAACAATTACACTGCTACGCCAGTATCGCCTGTGATTGAGTTTGCCGGTAACATCAGTTATTCGATGGCAGATGTTATTACCAGAAGTATGGAAAAAGATATTGCTATCACAGCGGTCCAACACACTGGAAATAACAGCATCAGCACCAATGCTGTCAGTGCTGTTAGATTGGGAAATGCTTACCAAACAATTGGTAAGAGTATTTTATGCAATGATGCCAGTATCAATCGTATTCCATTGACAAACAAGTATCGACAGGGTACAATCAATTACAGTGTTGAACGCGATGAAAAACTAAGAACTGGTACAATGAAATTTGCAACAAACATAATATCAGGTACTGCCGAATTCCATGACTCATATTCTGAACTGGAGCCAGTTGGAGTAGAACTATCAGTAGAGGTTAATTCTGACTCAGGCATACCTGAACCATATATAATATGCATAGCTGACAATAGCGGCATGCCATCATCATTTACATACGACATTAAATCATTAACAAACTAAAACAATTCAAACATGTGGAATCTCACGCCTACTGAAAGGCTCCACGAGTGGAAAGAGTTTCGAAATAAAATTGGTATTGCCTCAATCAATGAAGCAGTACAAGAAACTTCTCATCTCTGGAGTTACGCACCCTACGTTGCACACTACCTAGACTCAATCGAACTATCTAAATGGCCAGATCCCTGGATGTTATTACACGAAAACTACTACTGTGATCTTGCTAAATCTCTAGGAATGCTGTATACTCTATATCTAAGCCACCACTACGGAAAAGAAATAACAGATCTCGAGTTACGAGTGTATAAAAACCCAATAAATCAGGACGTACACAACACTGTATGGATCAACAAGGGAATATATATACTTAATTTCAATTTCGACACTGTCGTAAATAAAACTCAACTCCAAGAAAATTTAATACTGAAACACAGTTATTCAGTGGCAGATCTACAATTAGACGTATATTAACAAGAACATAAGGAATCAACAATCAATGACGCAAATACAAGTAATAAAAAGAAATGGCGAGAAAGTATCGCTAGACATATCAAAAATACAGAGACAGGTGGCGTTTGGTTGTAGAGACATTGATGGAGTAAGTCCATCCATGATTGAAATTAGAGCACAATTGGAATTTCACGATGGCATGACCACAGAAACAATCGATGCCTTGCTATTGCAAGCCATGGTGAGTTTGGTAGACGAAACAGAAAATCCAGAAATCAACAATGTGAATTATCAATACGTAGCTGGGCGTCAACGTCTTAGTATGTTGCGTAAAGAAGTATACGGTACATATACTCCACCCAAGTTATACAGCATTGTTAAAACCAATGTAGAAGCAGGAATGTATACTCCTGAATTGTTAAATTGGTATACTGAAGATGAATGGAACATCATTGACTTGTTCATTGACCATAACAAAGATGAAAGTTATGCATTTGCCGCTATTGCACAACTGTGCGAAAAGTATCTTGTACAAAATCGTGCCACAGGCAAGATATATGAAACACCGCAGATTCGCTATGCTATTGCGGCAGCAACAGCGTTCCACAATGAATCTGCAGACACTAGACTAAAATTAGTTAAGGAATATTATGAATGTGCAAGCGATGGTCATTTTACTCTCGCTACTCCTGTACTCGCTGGCCTCGGCACTACTACAAAACAGTTTTCTTCTTGTGTTCTCATTAGTAGCGACGATACTTTGGATAGCATATTTGCCGCCGGAGAAATGATGGCCAAATATGCCTCGAAACGTGCAGGTATTGGATTAGAAATTGGTAGAATTCGCCCCTTAGGTGCCCCGATTCGCAACGGGGAAATCAAACATACAGGCATGATTCCTTTCTTGAAGAAATGGTTTAGTGATTTAAGATCGTGTTCGCAAGGCGGCATTCGCAATGCCAGCTGTACAGTTACATTTCCAGTTTGGCACTATCAGTTTGAAGACCTTATTGTGTTAAAGAACAATCAGGGCACAGAAGAAGTTCGTGTGCGACAAATGGATTACAGTGTGGTAGTCAATGCCATGTTCTGGAATCGTTATCGCCGGGGTGAAACAATGAGCCTGTTTGATCCAGCAGAAGTTCCAGACCTGTATGAAGCCTATTACAGGGACAGCAAAGAATTTGAACGGTTATATCTACAATATGAACAAGACAAGACAAAGAAAAAGAAGGTTGTATCAGCTGATGAGATATTCAAAAATGGAATACTTAAAGAGAGAACTGATACTGGGCGCATTTATCTTGTCAACATCGACAATGTTATCAACCAGGGGCCCTTTGACACTACAGTGGATCCAATATATCAATCAAACCTATGCCAAGAGATACTTTTACCCACCCGTCCTTTCCAGAGAATTGAAGATCCAGAGGGACGAATTGCTCTTTGCACTCTTGGCAGCATAAATTGGGGATCATTCCGCAATCCTCAAGAGATGCGCAAATGCTGTCGCATCTTGGTGCGTAGCCTCAGCAACTTGTTAAACTATCAAGACTTCTTGAGTGTACAAAGTAAACTGGCCAATCAAGAGTTTGAACCTCTCGGCGTTGGCATTACCAACTTGGCCTACTGGCATGCACGTAAGAGCTTTAAGTACGGCTCTCCAGAAGCCCTGGCAGAAGTCAAACGCTGGATGGAACATCAAGCCTTCTACCTAACAGAAGCTAGTGTTGAGCTGGCACAGGAACGTGGACCATGCACTCGCAGTGAGCATACCTACTATGGCAAAGGCGTATTTCCTTGGGAGCGTAGAAAAGACGGCGTAAATGAATTAACTGACTTTACCCCAGGACTGGATTGGGAACCTTTGCGTGAACGCATGAAGAAGTACGGTATTCGCAATGCTACACTAATGGCCGTGGCACCAGTTGAGTCCAGTAGCGTTGTGTTGAATAGCACAAACGGTATTGAAATGCCAATGGAATTGATCAGTGTCAAGGAAAGCAAAGCAGGAAGTTTTGTACAAGTTGTTCCCGAATACAAACGCTTGAAGAATCGTTATCAATTGATGTGGGATCAACAGGACTGTGTTGACTACTTAAAAACATCAGCAGTACTGGCCGCTTACATCGATCAAAGCCTGAGCACAAATACATTTTATAACCCTGCTCACTTCAAAGACAGCAAAGTACCTGCAACATTGATTGCAAAGAATTTGATGTTGGCATACAAGTGGGGTTTGAAAACAATCTATTACAGTTTGATCAACAAGGTTGGTGCCAAGGCCAGTATCAATTCAAATGTTGTTCCCACTGTGTCAACAGGGTTTGTCAATGTGATTGACACACCTGTGATATATAATGAATTAGAAGAAGATTGCGAAGCATGCAAGTTATAAAATCAATAGGAAATAAATGAGTAAAGCACAATATAATTTTACCAAACCAACAAATTACCTAAAACGTAAGATGTTCTTGGATCCAGAAGGTCCTGTCACAGTTCAACGTTTTGAGGAAGTTAAGTATCCCAAGATTCAAAAGTACGAAGAACTGGCACGTGGCTTCTTTTGGGTTCCAGAAGAAATTAGTCTAACCAAAGACAAGATGGATCACAAAGAAGCCAGTGAAGCAGTTAAACATATCTTTACCAGTAACTTGTTAAGACAAACAGCCTTGGACAGTATTCAAGGTCGTGCACCATTCCAGGTGTTCGGACCTGTGTGCAGTATTCCAGAATTAGAAGCACTTATGTTGACATGGAGTTTCTTTGAAACAAGTATTCATAGCAAGAGTTACAGCCACATTATTAGAAACGTCTACGGTGTACCAAAAGATGAATTTAACAAGATACATGACACAGAAGAAATTGCCGGTATGGCATCCAACATTGGACACTACTACGAAGAATTACATATTTTAAATAGTAAAAAAGAATTAGGCGAAGATGTCTCGTTGCACGATCACAAGCGAGCCATTTGGTTGGCATTACATGCCAGTTATGCACTAGAAGCATTGCGTTTCATGGTAAGTTTTGCCACAAGTCTGGCCATGGTTGAAAACAGAATTTACATCGGCAATGGCAACATCATTAGTTTGATTCTACAAGATGAACTATTGCATTCAGAGTGGACTGCTTGGTTGATCAACAATGTGATCAAAGATGATCCGGACTTCCAACCCATTGCAGAGGAATGCCGAGATGAGGTATACAATATGTATCTAGGAGTCATCAAAGAAGAAAAAGATTGGGCAGAGTACTTGTTCAAGAAAGGTGTAGTGATTGGTTTAAATGCCGCTATACTTAAAGACTTTGTTGACTATACAGCTTATACCAAACTCAAAGATGTTGGCATCAAGTACATGGAAGATTATCCAAGAACAAATCCTATACCATGGTTCAACAAGCATATAAATATTAACAAGAAGCAAACAGCTTTGCAAGAGTCCGAAAGCACCAACTATGTTATCGGAGTCATGTCGGAAACAGTCGAGTATGACGAATTACCAGAATTATAAAATATGCTAAAAGTTTATAGTAAATCAAATTGCCCATTTTGCGATCGTGCCAAACACTTACTGACTCAAAAAGGTATAGTGTACGAAGAAGTACGTGTGGATCAAGATCCAGACGCTAGAGAATTTATCATGCAAGCCGGGCATCGCACAGTTCCACAAATCTATCTAGGAGACCAAGTATTCGTCGAAGGCGGATATCAAGGTCTTGCAAAATTAGATGACTCAGCATTTCAACAATTAAAGGAAACACTCAATGCTAATTGAAAAAACAAAATATTCAACAGACGAAATCGTATCATTCAAAACCGTAAATGGCGA